GGAGGCTCGACCGCTTTCCGCTGCATCTGGCCGGCGGTGGCCGCAACCAGGAATCCGTTCGCGACGGCGAGCATGTACACGCGCCAGTCGGCCGGATCGGCACCGAGCGCAAGTTGCGCGGTGATGAGGACCGCGCTGGCCACGATCACGGCATACAGATCCGTCGGCAGCCAGCGGGCCGCGAACCGGTCAATGCAGCTCTTCGTGTACTGCACGATGAAATAAGTAAGCAATGAAGCGCCCCCCATCGCGGAGAGCGCCTCCCAGGTGAAGAGTTGGTCGTCCATTATTCGGCCTCCAATCGATCAAGACGTCTGTGCGCCTGTTTCGCGCTTTCCTCGACCCGGGTCACGCGCTCGGTGAGATCGTCGAAACGCTTGCCCTGCGCCCGCTGCTCGATCCGCAGGTCGTCCACCCCGCGCTTGATGAACTCGATGTCGGCCTGCAAGCGGGCATCCTTCGAAGCTTCGGTGGCCGTGTCCTGTCTCACGGACCGCGACCGACCGAGCCACCCGAGCACGATCCCGGAAATGGCAGCGGCGGCCGAAATTGCCGCCGTGATCGTCAATGCTTCCATATGCACCGCCTCCAATACAAAAGGCCCCGCTTATGCGGAGCCTGTGTTCGTGTCTGCATCCAGCATGGCCTGAACCTCAGCGCGCCAGCACAGCGGCACGTCGTCAATGGTGCGCAGGCCCTTTTTAATCAACTCGTAGTACACCGTCGCCATCAGTTATCCCCTCCGGAAATAATTTCGGCCAGTTCAGCCAGCGCGAGCTGCATGTCCGTGATTGCCTGCTCCTGCGCTTCCGCCAGTTCAGCGACGGCCAGCTGCAGCTGAGTGATGGGGTCGACGGTCGGATCAGGCGCGGGCGGATCCGGCCGTGTCCATTTTTGACCGTCCCATACGTCGCCAGGGAGCACGTCTTCTTCGGGACTGAGCGGGATCATATATGGCGCGTCGACGGGACCGGAGAGATACGACACCGAAAAACAACGGCCTGTAGATAGATCAATTTGAGCATATTTATGCATTGTCATGGCCTCCTTAATAGAATTCGACTACCTCCCAATTCACTTCAGGGCTGAATGTTGTCGTGCTAGTAGTATTTATATTGAATTGAAGAGTTGTACTGTTTATTAATTTTGCCGTAGCACGGAAACTATTGGTAGCTATATAGTTTCCAAACGTATTTAGATTAACAAACGATTTGTTTAAGTTTACAGAGTTTATTGTCACGCTCACGGTTGCTGAAGTTTGACCGTTGTTCCAGGTCAATATGGTTGTTCCTCGCTGAACATTTTTCACTCCTGCCACCGTCTTCCACTCCGATCCGTCGTAATATTCAACGACGCCGCTGTTAGTCCGAAAACTGATGTTGTTTTGAAGTCGCGTATCCACATACTGCTTTGTCCGCTGCGGCGTCATATAGACGTTGTTCGCTGACCCGGCCTCCGCCTGCGCCTGCGAAGCGATGCCATAATTTTGCACGCTGCCGAGGCCGACTTGGGACTTTGTTACCCCGTGAGGGTTGTTTGTATTGGCGATATGCGCCGCTGCCGCCTCCAACGTCGTCGCCGGTGCCGTGCGCCAGCTGGACTTGCCTGTGATGGCCTTGATCATGTATCCGAGCCACGAAAGCAGGTTCGTGAGCGTGCCGGAGTCGCTGGAAGGCGCGGACGTGTCAGTGATCGTCCGGTTCCCGATCACCGTATCGGTCGCGGCGCCGCTTGCCAATTTGGCTGACGTCACAGCACCACTTGCAAGTTTCGCAGCCGTGACGGCACCGTCTGCCAGCTTCGCCGTCGTCACGCTGCCATCTGGATGGTCGAGTCGTAGATTTGTGGGTGTTGAGGTTGGTTTGTACTGCATCCACCGTATCTTTTCTCGCGATATCATCGCTTGCTGCCGGCGCGGCGACTTTTGCGCGTCCGTCCGCATCCCGCAGCACGATGCGGTTTGCCGTGGCCGCAGGCGTGGCGTCGTGGACGTCGGTGGTTGCGGCAACGTGTGCAGCGATGGCAGATGCGTTGTCATTGATCTCCTGCCCCAACTGGTTCAAATCCTCCGGCAGCACCGTATCCCCCAACTGCCAATCCGTCTTCGCCATCAGGCCCCCTCCTTCACTTCAATCGACTGAATCATGAGATGGTCCGATGTAATCGGAATGTAAACGCTGTTCGAACTGATCACGTTGTCCGCCGCGTCCTTGAGCTCGATCGTCGTGACCAGCGGCACATCCGCGGCCGGGATCAGATACTTCATCGCCAGCACGCTGTCCGTGACCTGCTTCACCTCAAAATCCGTAATGACATACGTCCCGTTCAGCACCACTTTCGCGACGCGGCTGTTTACGTATTCGGCCACGTCCTGCAAAAACGCAGCATCAATCATTTCACGGGCACCTCCGGTCCCAAAGTTGCGAACGGCGCGGCGCCGAGCTGCCACGAGCCGTCCAGCTTGTAATTCCAGGTAACGTCCTGCATGGCGATGGACTCGACCAGCTCGACGCCGTCATGCAGCGCCGTATTTTGCTGATACACGAGATTGGCCGGAATGATCAGCTTGACGGTATGCTCGACTTCCCGAAAAAGCCTTGCATTCTCGATCGCCGTCGTGATGGTGAGCAGAAAATTTTGCACATCCACCACCGCCATCGTCCGTCCGGGCCCCACCAGCCGATCCAGCTGCTCCTGCAAATATTCCAGCGTGAAAGGCGGCTTCGTGGAGTATCGGTTGATGAGCCGGGTTCGCCGGAATGCGACGGATTCGACGGACGGATCCGCCTGAATGCCCAGCATGCGCTCCCGGCGTTTCAACGCGTCAAGACTCGCCGTCCTTACAAACTGATCGTTCAACAGCCGCTGGACCGCAGCCGCCAAGTNACTAAACTCGGCGCTTTCCGTCTTGTCGAGCTCCGCAAANTCCTTGATCCGCCGATAGAATTCCGGCAAATACTCCAAAATCCGCNCAAGCTCAGCCATTGACGACCACCGTCCCGAGCACCGGGATCTCCTCTGCATCCAACGGCACATTCGCCGCCGCTCCGTTCACCNTCGTTTCGGCNACGTCGATGACNCCCGGCACAGCGAGAANNGCCGCCTCGATCTGCGCCACGCGCACGACCAGCTGCGTCTCATCCTCCCACGCCTTGCGCAGNCCGAGCAAATACGCTGCAATGGCCTCCTCGATCGGCTCCTGCACCTGCCCGACGGTCATACCGCCAGCCAGCGTCACGGTGGTCGCCACATCGATCGACACCGGTTGGACGCCGGCAATGGTCACCTGATGGCCNATCGGGGCGATCCCGCGCCCCTGNCCGCTGCTGCCGGGCGGATCGATCGCCTCCTGCACCTCAGCCACCAGCGCGCCGGCCGGGGCGCTGTAGTCGGAGGCGATGATCGTGCATTTCACCGTCCCGCCGCCCTGCCAGACCGGAAACACNTTCACGCCGCCGACACCTTCAATCGCGCCGATCTTCTGCTTGTAGTCCGCGACATTTCCGCCGAACGGCGGCTCGTTGACAGCCGCATATAACCGTTGTCGGAGCGACTCGTCGTCCTCCTCGGCTTCCCCGGGCACAATGACCGCCCCCAGTTCAGCCCGTACCAGACCGGCCACATAATCGACCGGCAGCAGCGCGCCGTACGGCTGGTTGCCGGCCGTGCCGGCGGTTTCGCACTCCAGCGCATATACCCCCGCACCAATTTTGCTGACCGCCGCATAGAAAAGCCCGTAAATGCCAAAACGGCTGCCGATCGGCACGTCAATCGGCGCGTCGCCTTCGCCGTAGAACCGACCTTCCCGCCGCGCTTTCACCGCCGGCTTGCGCTGGACGCCGAACTCCGCGGCACGCCGGGTCAGATACTCGCCGCTCGCCGTATCGGCGAACGACAAATTGTAGTTGATGTCCAGCTCCGCATACAGCTGCGCAAGTTCGGCTGCCGCCGGCGCCAGCGCATCATAGATCACGCTGCCGGGACGCTTGTCCACATTGTCTGTCACCCGGCTCAACATCCGCTGCAAAATCGCCTCAAACGTCTGGGTTTCATACATGCAGCGTCACCCCCTCCCGAAATGTTCCGAACGTCGACACCACCGTGAATTGCACGGCCGCCGTCTCTTCGGAAAAATCAATCTCGTAATCCGTCACATCGTCGATACGGTCGTCCTGGGTGAGCGCTTCGGTGATCCGTCGCTTCAGTTCGGACCGGACGAGCGCGGGGTCACGGCCGATCAAACTTGCCAATTCCGCACCGTAGTCCGCGTCGTAGATGATGTGCCGGAACCGTTCAGTCTGAAAAATTTTGAACACCGCCTGCCGGACCGCATCCAACCCGTCGATCATCCCCGCCGCGCGCCCGCGGTCCACATCCAGCCGCCAAGTGCGGGACGGCTGTTCGATCACTTCCATCCTCTGTGTGCCGAGGCTTCCGCCCGTCGGAATCATGCGCTCACCACCTTGTCCAAAATGATAAACTTCTGTCCGCCCTGAACCCGGAGGAGCGCCACCCGGTCACCGGCTTGCAATCCCGGCCGGATAACCACAGGCTCCGTGAGCCCCGCGCCGGTCGAACCGCCGGCTGCGGAGTGGGTATGGCTCAAATTCAGCTCCAGCTTCGTCAGCGACTCCGGCACCAGCAAAAAATCCGCATCGATGGTGAACCGNTGATCGATGTTCACCTCGAGCGGATCNNTCTTCGTCACGGTGCCNAGCATGACGGCAACCGGTGCGGCGGTCTCCATGGCGGTCAGGGCGGCCTGCCGGATTGCGTTCAGCATGATTCACACCACTTTCAACGTCAGACTCATCGTATGGTTGNCACCGTCGAACCGGTGCTTCACTTCATCGACCATCATCGGCTGNTTGATGCCGAGCGACTCAATGACAATCGGCANATACATGCCGGACCGCACCCGGATATCGCCGATGGCATCCAGCTTGAGCGTACGTTGTTCACGGTTCTTCAGTTTCATCATCCGGTCCAGCATCTCGCCGATTTGAGCCGCGTTCATATTTTCGTCCACACTCTCGTACAACTGAAGCACGCCCCACTTGGCGATGTTAGCGCTGTCCTGGGCCATGTAGATTTCCCGCCGTCCGGTTTGCTGGTTGTCGCGGTAAAATTTGATCCGGTTGTAAGTGTCGGAATCGATGTCCCGGGCATGCTCAAACCCGGTCATCAGACTGCCGTCGCCGACGTAGATGCCGGCATCAAACGACCGCACATCCCGGAGCGACAACTCGCCGAAATCATCGAAGAACACATAGAACCGCCCCGTGGCCGACATGGTGAGCGTGTTCGCCTTTTCGATGATATCGAGCAAGGTCTGTCCGTCCTCGACCATGGACGGAATCTTGTAACCTGCGTCGTCGATGCGGCCGGTTTTCAGTTCGAATTTCTTGGCGATCTCGCGGATGATGTCCCCGATGGTCTGGTTTTTGAACACGAACGTATCCTTGTTCAGCAGATAACGGACCTGATCGTAGGCCTTGATCCCGATCTCGGCATCCTGGTTCATGTCGATGCTGAACACGTAGCCGTAGAATACGTTGACTCCATCCTTCGTGACCCGCACGATGTCGCCGTTATTGACCGCAAACGTCCGATCCTGAAAAATGGCGCTGCCGATCAAGGTGAATTCGAAGCTCGCCGGCCGACCGACGCGCGAAGTCGTCCAGCTGATGTCCGACGCGATTTCGGAGACGTCCCAGACTTGACCGTTCTTGTTGTCCAGAAGGATTTCAAGCAACGTTACCGCCCCCCGAGGGCAGCTTCAGCACCATCCCGACCGGCAGCGATTTGAGCTGCGCGTCGCTGATGCCGTTCAGCTTCTGAATCTCGCGCCAGCGCGAACCGTCGCCGAGCATTTTCTGCGCCACTTTCCACAGGCTGTCCCCCGCAACCAGCGTGTAAGTGGCCGGCGGTACGCGCTCATCCGGCCGGCCCGTTTTCGCCTTCTGCATCGCGGTCTCGCCGTTCGCCTGCTCGATCACCGTCGTCTTCCGCGCGGCGTAGAACCGGTATTCTTTCAGACGAAGCGAATACGAAATATCGCCGGGTGATCCGGCGACTTCCTTCCATTCGAAGCTTTCGATGCTGGCGGCCGTGTTGATTTCCGAAATGGTCTCTCCCGATGTGCCGGCATACCGGTTGCCGCCGACAAACACGAACCGGATGGGCCGCTTCGTCTCCCACCATTTCATGATTTTGCGCACATAGACCATTGGCGGAAGGACGATCTCCGCCGTGATGTACGGATGCGGGCTCACGCTCTCGGGCGGATATGCGGGAAAAATGCTNTCGATCGAATATTCGGCCAGCTCGCGGTCTTTGATCACGCTGATTTTGCCAAGGCCGGCAACTTCATGCCCTGCGCTGTCGCCGCCGATACTCGTGCTGAGCTCGGCGGGAAGCACGGGGAGTTCAAAGCCGTCCTCCTGGTTGTTCCAACTCAGCCATATGCCGCAACGGTCAACCAAGGCCATACACCCCCTGCGCCGAAGACGCGATCTGCTCGGTGAGCGACTGTTCGATACGCGAGATAATCGTATCTACATCGTAGCCATTGCGAATATCCCCGGTCTGCACGTTTACCGTCGGCGTGAGCGACACGAAGTTCTGGATCGCGTTCATCTCGGCCAGCTCGCGCATCATTTTCAGATCCTCACTGGAGATGTCGACGGTGTCGTTGATGCGGCCGACTTCGTTTACTTTGTTGATTTTATTGATAGTGGAGGTACTGTCTCCCGGAACGGGGAAATCGTCGCCTAATTCTTTCTCCTCGCCGAAGTTCAACATTTCGTCCAAATTAAAACCTTTCATTGCATTTTGGACACTGTTAACAAGATTGGTACCAGCTTGTTTCCCCGCATCCCATGCTTCGTCGTACTCAATTCTCTCACCAATAGTCGGAGCATCTTTGTTGATGGTTATGGCATTCTCGTTTTTGCCCCAGCTCGTTACCTCGTCCTGCATTTGCTGAAGCGCATCAGTAATTTGAGAGCCGAAAATGGAATCTATCAATTTACTAAAAACTTTAACGATTGACAAAGCCCAAGATATGATTGTCAGTGTCAAGCTAGCGTGGGCAGTTATCTAAGGTCTTGGAACGCGGACCCCTGAAAGAACCTCTGCCTTGTAAGCGCTTTGCTTTGTTTTTTCGTTCAATAA